ACTCATTTTCACGAATGTATGATGCAATCGGTTTACAGTAATCATCAACTGCCCATGCTACGACACGTGGATAAAATCCGTTTGATGGAACCACAATGTTTGCGAGATTTTCTCTCCAGGGCAACCACCGCGGTGTCATCTTTGGGGGACCCCACTTCTGTTCGCAAGACATAAAAGCCCCCACTGCTGCAGAGATAAGGGAACCTACGACTTTTGATGTCGCAGTCACTCCTCCCAAACATTGTCCATAGATGGAAAAGGCATTGGACTTGGTCAGGTAACACACGGGACTATACTTGTCGATTTGACGGCTAGTTAAATTCTGTATCCCGTACGTCTTCAAAGGAAAATCACCTGACGCATGCGGAACCACTCTCCTACTCGTCAGCTCTACAATAGCATCATTCAGAGCTGTTTTCCTTAGTGTGCCGCATATACCGAACTTCTTGTTCTTCCCACCGAGGTGAAACCCAGTAATATGTTTGGTTTTAGAATTAGAAATTAGAACTCCCATACACAGACCCTTGCCAGTACCACCTTCCAGGTTGTAACTGGCACCTTCAAATTGGCTGTAGGTATGACCTACTCTACCACTGGACAAAACTGTCGGTTCGCGCCGGATTGTTCCATCGCTATTCCTATACACAAATTGTGCGAGGCCTTCACTCTTCACGTCAAGAAACAGACGTGTGATATCAGCCAAATCACCGCACAGGTCAGCATTGACAAGAACCAGATCTGTGTCAGGGATTCGCACCCAAGAACATGCTGATATTTTCCCGTACGCTTCTGCACCAGTATATCCAACGCCCTTCTTGTGGAAACTGACATCCAGATCCCCAGTACTACCAGTAAGAGGATTCGCATCAGTAAACAACACGTGGTACGGCATCAGGAACAAATGTGAGCGAACAAATAACGCGTTACAAACGCGTTTTACTTCTCCAGGCTTACCAATCTTCATGTAATAGAGATTTGTAGCCACTTTATCGCACACATGCTCAACCGTTGCCGTCAACAAATGTTCAATTTCCGCACCGGACACAGGAAGAGGGTCAATAGTTGCTTTCTGGTATTCACATTGCTCTGTGTCTCGCTTACTAACATCCAAAATCCCATCCGGTTGCAAACTCCCATGAGCCGCATAAGGATAAAGTCTCCGGAAGATAGCTCCACTTTTGGCCAAACCATACACGGCGGCCATCGCTAATGATCCTGCAATCAGCATTTCCGTCAGCTTTTTCCTCTGGTTCACACCTATCATAATAAGAGCATCACAACTTTCGGCCACAGCTTGACATCG